GCTGGCTGTTCCAATGGAAAGCCCAATAGCCACAAGGCGTGGCGCTTACCGTTGAACCCACTCAAGGAGGAAGCATGACCGCCCTACCCCAAATCGCCACCGTCCCATTCCACGACCACCAAATCCTAACCGCCAAGGACGGCGATACCGTTTTTGTGATCATGCGCCCTCTGGTTCGCACCCTCGGTTTGGTGTGGCAATCGCAGCACGAGCGCATACGAAACCACCCGGCCCTGTCTCAAGGTGTCAGGTTTATCCTGACACCTTCGGGTGGTGGCGAACAGGAACAACTCTCGCTGGACCTCCCCAGGTTCCATGGATGGCTGGTGACATTGGACACTAGACGCATAGAGGATGAAGGCATTCGCGCGACGATACTTCGCTACCAGGAAGAGAGCTTCCAAGCGATCCACGACTATTGGACCAAAGGAAGCGCGAGGAATCCACGGGCCGAAAACCGGCGCGGATATCCGTCCGACACCGTGGTGAAGATGCTGGACAAGTTGAAGCGGGAGACCAACCCGGCCGCCAGGCGCACCATCCATGCCGTTTTGGAGAGGGCCTGCCAGGAACTCGACATCCCCACGCCGGCGCTGGAAGACATCGGGCAGGACGCCCCGAAGCCACCGGAAAAATTGGTGCCGTTCTTTTCCGGCCTCGAAGTCTTGAGGAACCGCGGGATCCGCTACAACCACGCCCTCAAGCCAGGCTTTCTGGCCCTGAACCTTATCGAGCTGGACAACCTGTTCAGGGAGAACAGGATTCCAGTGGTCATCGACAGCCAGATGAAAGCCGCCCTTATGGAGTGCAAGGATCCAGAATTCATCGACAAGAACAAGTCAGTTTGCAGTGCCTTCATGGACCGGAAGACGGTCAAGTGCTGGCTGTTCCAATGGAAAGCCCAATAGCCACAAGGCGTGGCGCTTACCGTTGAACCCACTCAAGGAGGAAGCATGACCGCCATAATTCAATTCAACTTCGTGGATAAATCGGTTCGGGTATTGGACCAGAGAGGCGACCCTTGGTTCGTCCTTTCAGATGTCTGCGAGGCATTAGGAATCGCGAACTCTCGCGACGCAGCATCCAGACTTGACGAGGACGAAAAGGGGGTAACAAGTATTTATACCCCTGGAGGCACTCAAGAATTAAACATCGTCAATGTATCTGGCCTCTACTCGTTGACGTACACCAGTAGAAAACCAGCGGCGAAGGCCTTTGTGAAATGGGTGACAACCGAGGTTTTGCCATCCTTGATGAAACAAGGATCCGATACAAGCGAATGGAAATACTTCTCTGAATTCGAGAAGATTGAAGAACAGGAACCACCCCGCTTCCTTCGTGACAGGTTTACGGAGGAGTGCCTTCGCCTTGGGTTTGGTACTCCGGACGAATTTGCAAATTCTTATGGGTGGAGTAAGAGCCTGTTATTCCACATCATGAAAACAGAGACGTTCCCCAAAAAGATAGACGCCCTTCACTCACTTCTTGGCCTGGGATTTGACGTTCCGTATTTGATGTGGGGCCAGCGATCAGCGCACATGCGCGCCCCTGCCCTCTTGAGCGCATGGAGCGCCCTTCCGGAGGAAAAGCGCGCCTTGTTGTTGGCCGCCGCCGCCGCCCAGCGGTGACAAAGCACGATAGCAGATAGAAAGCACGGACAGATGGAACGTTTGTCCGTGTTTTTATCCTCATCCGCATGCCGCAAAAGGTCAGACTATTTTCGTCGGAAAACGGTGATTTCGGTTTGGCTTTTAAATTTGACGATTTCACGCAATTAAAACAAAGGCATATGAGAATTTAGAAAAGTGAGAATTTGGTAATCCTAAAGTTTTTCAATCACCTTTTTCATTGTTGGTCGGGGGGTGCAAAAATTTCAATTAAAACAGACAGTTACAGGATTTGGTAATTCGCCTAACCAAGAAAAACAGAATGCTGTGATTAACTTTTCCATTATAAAACAAAGCGTTACAGATGCATTTTTGGGGTTGGAAACCGACATCACCGTTTTCCGAGAGGGGTAGTCCAATGTTTCGCGGATGCGTGGCGGTACCACGCGAGGGGGGCGGGAGGATCCGCGGAGAATGCGGAATTTCGCGGAACTTGGCTCCCCGCCGAACCTCTCTCGGAGGCCAGGAAACGCGCCCGTTCCAGCCCCCTCCGCATTGCATAAAAAGCGGGCGAAAAAGAGGCCAGGCGGGGCGGGGGGAGAGTGCTTTTTGTTGGGCCTGGGATGGGTCTGGGCGGGGCTGTGGAGGGGCTGGGATGGGTCGGATGCGGTTGGGGGAGTTTTGGCCGACGGAGGGGCGGATGGGCGCGGACGTGGCCCTGGAGTGCCTGGACTGCGGGCGCCGCGTGGTGGTGCCGCTGGCCAAGGCCATGGAGTGGCACGGGACCGAGGCACGGCTTGACCAGGTCGCGCGGCGGCATCGGTGCGGGGGATGCGGGTCCAAGCGCGTGGAGGCCCGGCCCGCCTACGCGGATCGGACGCCCGACGGTGGCCCCATGGAGCGGCGATAGCCAATCGGCGTGCGACGCCCTGGGCAACCGGGGAGCGCTGGACACCCCGGAACGTGCATGGGACCGGTGGGTTTTCCAACGCCATCGAGGGGGCACACCTTGACCACAACCCAATCCGTTTCCATTCGCCAGGCAGACGCGGTCCAGGCTATCGCCGGTTTGGCGCCAGGGTCCATCGACGCCTTGATTTCCGATCCGCCCTATTGCTCGGGGGGATACCAGGAAGCGGCGAGGTTGTCGTCACGGGGGATGATGCGGACAAAACGGTCGCAAGACGCGTGGTTCGATGGCGACGCCATGGGCACGGCCGGACTGTGCGTGCTGCTGCGTGGCGTGGCCATCGAGGCCGCCCAGGCGTTGAGGCGGGGAGGATCCATGCTGCTGTTTTGCGATTGGCGCATGGTATCGGCCGTTGCCCCCGCCGTGGAAAGCGCTGGGTTTCGGCAACGGGGCCTGATCGTCTGGGACAAGGGATCCCTAGGCCAAGGTTCGCTCGGCTTTCGCCCCCAACACGAGTTGATCCTTTGGTATATCAAGGGCGATATGTCTGAACGGCCGCCTGGCCTGCGCACCCGGGGTAATGTTCTCCACCACAAGAGGGTGCCGCCCGCGGCGCGGATCCACCCCACGGAAAAGCCCGTGGCCCTGTTGCGCGACCTGATCGAATGCACGGTGCCCGAGGGCGGGCTGATCGCCGACCCGTTCGCCGGATCGGGCGCCCTGGGGGTGGCGGCCCTGGAGATGGGCCGCCGGGCCCTGTTGTCGGACGCCGACCCGCGTTGGGTCGAGGCCATGGAGGCGCGGTTCGCGGTCAGCCCTGGGCAGGCGACCGGTACGGGCTAAAGCGGACGACTTCGGCGCCCAGCCAGTCGTTGATTTCCAGGAACGGCGCCCGGGCGGGCGCCATTTCGTTGTCCTCGAAAACGCCCGAGGCCTTGTCAACGTCGCCGAACCCCCCGGCCGATTGGGGCACCATGCCGAGGAGCTGGGGCGGTACCCGGAAGGACGCCATCACGTCATCCCGGCTCACGGTCTTGATGTTGAGGAACTCGTCCTTGGCCATGACCTCCGCAATTGGGATGATCTTCAAGCCGTCGGGCTTGCCGTTGGGCATGTACATGAAGAGATTGCGGAAATTCCCAGGCCCCTTGCTGTTCTTCAGGGCCTCGCGGAGCGCGTCGACGTCGACGCCGTCTTGCGCCGTGTCGGTCAGGTAGAGAATGAACCCCGCATGGCTGCCGTTGGTGTAGTACTTGCGGCGGAACAGGGTCGCCGATTCATTCAACAGGGCGCTTTGCAGGCAAGCGGTATAGGCCGGGACCCCGTAGATTTCCTGGAAAAGGTCCGGTTCCTTGATGTGGAGGATGGACCCTGGGGCGAAATCATGTTCCTTGCCGTCGACGAACATCATGAACCCATCGTCGCGCTTGACCCTGGTCCAAAGGGCCAGGGTCGGGCGAAGGGCCAGGGGGCGCCCGAGGCGGTTGTCCACGCGCTCCAGGTAGCCGTTGCCGAACACCGTGTAGTCAAGGGCCAGGCGCTTGAAATCCGCGCGGCTTAACAGGGGGTGGGGGATGAACCGGGCCGCCAGCAGGTTGACCTTGAGCATGATCGCCGATTGAAGGTGGGGGCTCGCCGCCTGAACCCGCGCCAGGCCGCGCAAATCCATGGGGGGCTCGTACCAGGACCCATTCCAGGCGGAATGGAAATAGGTCGAAAGGTCCCGCTGGTCGAGGACCGGCACGGCCTCGCCGAACGTGAAAACCTCGACGCCGGAGGGCGGGGCTTTGGTGTCGGTCATGGTCAGAAAATCTCCATGACGGCGCGGCCACGGCGCGCGCCGTCCTCGGTTTCGGGGATGGCGGAAAATTCGATGGCGTCGAGGGCGTGCATGACGGCCCAGGCCACGTCGGCGTGGCCCGTTTCCTCGGTTCGGCTGGCCGCGAAGGTCATTTGCCGCCCGCTCGCGGTCATGGTCTTCTTGATCTGAAGGAAGGCCTGAACCACGTCATAGGCGCCGCTGTCGAAGTGGAATCGCTTCTTGGCGATCAAGCCCTTGGCCTTGAGGACCATCCGCGCCTTGACCTCGACCGAGTACGTCAGAGGGATGGCGTCGGCCCGGAACAGCTTGACCATCTCGTAAACGCCGGCGCCAATGCCCGTGCAGTCAATGGCGATGCGCGTCACACGATACCGCGTTGTCAAGGCCTCGATCCTGTTCGCCTGGGACTGGAAGTCCACGTCCGGCAGGTGGATTTTTTCGAGGAGGCGGTAGGGCTCGCGCCCCGCCCCGGGCAGGGGCGGAGCAACCACGGCGATGGTCGCCGCGTCGCGGGTACGCGCGGGGTCATAGCCGATCCAGACCGGGCGATCCCCGAAGGGCCGATCCGCCGTCGGGTCAAAGTCGGGCCACCTGTCCAGGCTGTCGACCATGCATTTATTGAGTTCGTCGAAGCGGAAAAACGACTGCGCGTCGTTGACCCACTCGCACAAGAAAAGGTTCGCGAAATCTTCGTCGTTGTACTCGCGGCGCAAGGCCTCCAGGTCGAAGAGGTTGCATCCCGCGGCTTCCGCGTCGTGGATGGTGACCATGTGGCGCCATTGGCCATCGGGGCATACCGCGCCGTCCTTCAGGGTGTCGTGGCTGGTGTCAAAATCGACCGGTTCCGCCTTGCCCTTATTGTAGGTGGCGCCAGACCAGAACCCATTCGCTTGGTGGTTGATGGTCGAGGGGGTCGAAAAATAGGTCAGACGCCACTTCTTGTGGGTGGCCATGGCCGAGGCGACCTTGCGAAATTCGGCGAATTTTCCGATCCAGGCGTATTCGTCCAAGTACACATGGCCGTGGTAGGACTGCGCGGTCTTGGAATTCGTGCCGAGGAAGTAGAGCGTGGCCCCGTTCCAAAGCTTGATCGGGTCGCCAGTCAGAAGAACGCCCGTGACTTCCTTCACGAAGTCAATAATGTATTCCTTGAATACATGGGCCTGCGCCTTGGAGGCGGAGAGGAAAATTTGGTTGTCGCCCGTCGTCACCGCGTCGACGACGGCTTCCCGCGCGAAATACCATGTGGCGCCAATCTGTCGGCTTTTCAGGATGTTACGGACGCGGTGTTGGCCCTTCGCCCACCACCAGGTGTTTTGATAGCCGAACAGGTTGGCCTGGAAAGCGTCGGTCAGGGCTTGAACCTGGTCTTCGGTCAGGCGGTTCTTGCCCTTGGCCTGTTTCTCTCGCCGGGCTTCGTTTCGCTTGTTGATATTGGGGTTTAGGTCGCTTTCCTTGCCCGATCCCTCGAACTTCCGGATCCTGGCCATGCGCTCCAGGGTCTTGGTCAAGGCCTCGATTTCCTGGAAGTCGCGGTCGGACTTGGTGTCCTTGCCGATGACGATAGCCAGGCGCCGTTCGATCCCGCTTTCCACCCGGACGACGGTGCCCGCCAGGTCCCATTCGTCGCGCCGCTTCCAGGAATCCACGGTCGAATAGGGCAGGCCTAGGCCCATGGCGATTTCCGCCACGGTCTCGCCCCGGAAATAAAGCTCGCGCGCCCGGAGGCGCTTGGGATCGGTCTCGGTCATGCCGAAACCCTACGGGCGAGCACGGGGTGCCACTCCGCCCTTTCCGGTTGCGTAGGGCTGGGCAACCGGTCGCGAGTGGACCGCGTCGCTTAAGCGCGCCCACCCTTGGCCGCATCGACAGGCCAAGCCGGAGAGCCAGCCCTTGAAAACGAAATTTTATCGCGTCTGCCGGTCCGGACGGACCGTCGACGGCCGCGAGATCAAGCCCGAGCACATCGACCAGATGGCCGCGAGCTACAACCCCGCGACCTATGGCGCCCGGATCAATGTGGAGCATATGCGGTCCATGGATCCGGGTGGCCTGTTCCCCGCCCTGGGGGACGTGGTCGCCCTGAAGGCGGAAACCGACGCCGAGGGAAACCGCGTGCTTCTGGCCCAGGTCGAACCCACCGCCAAGCTGCTGGAAATGAACGCCGCGGGCCAGAAGGTGTTCTGGTCGGCGGAGATCAATCCGAGCATGCCCGGAACCGGTGGCGCCTACCTCATGGGCCTGGCCGTGACCGATAGCCCGGCCTGTCTGGGCACGGAGCGGATGATGTTTTCCTTGAAGCGGAACCCCCCGCCGTCCAGCGAAACCCACCTGTTTTCCTCCATCGTGGAGGGTCCGGAGCGCCTGGAGGAAGAGGCGGACGCCACCCCGGCGCCGCCCCCCACCGATACCAACGGCCTTTTCGCCCGGGTGCGCGAGCTGCTGACCGGGTCCGCCAAGGACCAGGCGGCCCGGTTCAAGTCGGTGGAGGAGTCCATTCTGGCGCTGGCCGAGGGCCAGGCGAAGATCCAGGCCGGGTTCGACGCCCTGTCCGGGGGGCGCGGCGGCACCGCCGACAAGGCCGCCCTGGACAAGCTGCGCGGCGACCTGGACGCCCTGATCGCCAAGCTTTCCGCCACCACCGACAATCCCGGTCGGCCCGCCACCACGGGCGGAACCGGCGACACCATGACGGAGTTCTAAGGTCCATGCGCAACGATACCCGCCTGAAATTCAACGCCTACGTTGAGCGCGTCGCCGCCCTGAATGGCGTCGGCGACGCCACCAAGACGTTCGCCGTGGACCCCAGCATCGAACAGAAGCTGGAAGACAAAGTGCGCGAAGAGGCGACGTTTCTGGGGGAAATCAACATTTTCCCCCGGGACGAGCTGAAGGGCGAAAAAATCGGAATGGACACGTCCGGCCCCATCGCCAGCCGTACCGACACCAGCGGCGGCACCAAGCGCCAGACCCGGGACATTACCACCCTGGACAGCCAGGGTTATGAGTGCGCCAAGACCAATTTCGACACCCACATTTCCTACGCAAAGATGGATTTGTGGGCCAAATTCAGCGACTTCCAGGCCCGCATGGCCAACCAGGTGGTGCGCCAAATCGCCCGGGACCGCCAGATGATCGGCTGGAACGGCGAGAGCATCGCGGCCAACACCGATTTGGACGCAAATCCCCTGTTGCAGGACGTGAACAAGGGGTGGCTGCAGCATCTGCGCGAGGACAAGCCCGACAACGTCCTGTCCGGGATCAAGGTCGGCCCCGGTGGCGATTACGCCAACCTGGACGCTCTCGTTTTCGACATGGCGTCCAGTCTGCTCGCGCCCTGGTATCGCAAGGACCTGGCCATTCGGCCCATCGTGTCGTGGGACCTGCTGACCGGCCGCGCCGTGGGGCTGCTGGACCAGGCCGACACCCCGACGGAACGGGCCGCCGTGCAACAGATGCTGGACAACAAGAGCGTGGGCGGGCGCGCGCCCCGGTCGGAATCCTTCTTCCCCGACCGCACGGTTTTCCTGTGCGATCCCAAGGCGTTGTCCATCTATTGGCAGCAGGGAAGTCGCCGCCGCCACATCAAGGAGGCACCAGAACTGGATCGGGTCGAGGATTACCAGTCCGTCAACGAGGCCTATGTGAACGAGGACAACGACGGCCTGGCCCTGGTGGAGGGCATTCTGTTGCCCGACGGCCTGGGGGGGTGGGCGTGATGGCGCGGTTGACCCCGGCCCAGGCGCACAAGGCGCGCGTTCTGTCCGAGCGCGAGGCCCGCGCCAAGGGCGTGGTGGTGCCGCCCCGGGTGGGGGGCGCCGCCCCGGCCGCCACGGGGGCGGCCGAAGGCGCCCTGCCGGAAACCAAGCGGGTGGCGGCAATGCTCGCCGCCCACGCCGCCGAGTTGAAGGCCCTGAAGTCGGTGGATCGGAAAGTCGCCTTCAAGGCGGCCGTTCTGCCCGAGTATGCGCCCTACATCGCGGGCGCTCTGGACGCCGGAGCCCCCGGGCAGGACGACGTTTTCGTAACCCTGCTGTTCTGGCACATCGACGCGGGCGACCTGATCGGCGCCATGGAGATGGCCGCCCACGCCCTGACGGCGGGCATGGAAAGCCCGGTTTCGTGGTCGCGGGACCTGCCCGCCGCCCTGCTGGAAGAGGTGGCGGACAAGGCCGCGGCGATCATCAAGGCCCGGGCGGCCCTGGGGGATGACGCGGTGGGCACCACGCCGGACGATGCCCTTGTGGCCCTGCGCGAGGCCCTGGACCTGACCGCCGACGCCGACATGCACGATCAAGTGCGCGCCAAGGCCTTTAAGGCCTTGGGAACCCTTTTGGCGGACAGCGACCAGGCCGGGGCCCTGGCGGCCCTGCGCGAGGCCCTGCGCCTGGACCCCGCCAGTGGGGTGAAAACGCGCATCGCGTCCTTGGAGAAGGCCCTGTCCGTCGCGGATGAGGCCACGGGCGTTGAAGCCCAGGCGGAGGGGGAGTCCTCCCCGGCCGCCGCCCCCGGCGCCGCCCCCAGCGGCGACGCCGGGGCCGACTGACGAGCTACCCCCCGAACGGCGGGGAGCCCGGGATAGGGCAAGGCCTCGCGCCAAACCCGACCCCGCCCCGCCGTTCACCCCCCTGCCGCCGGAGGCCGCCCCTTGTCGACATTCATCCCCGCGACCGGGCGCCAGGCCCCCGCGATGACCGTTTCCCACGCCGATCCCTTTTGGCCGTCGGTCGACACCGACACCATGCGCGCGACCACCGGCCTGGGGGAAACCCAGGGCGTGGCCATGGTGGCCGAGGAATTGGCCGACGCCCTGGGCACCGTGGCCCTGGACCTCGCCGCCTGGCGCGCGACCCAGACCACGGCGACCCTGGACGAATTGGGCCCGGCCGCCACGCGCCTTTTCGTCCGCGCCGTCTACTGCACCGCCCGGGCGGGCCTGCTGGTGGTGACCCGCGACTACGATTCCACCAAGGCGGGCCACGCCCGCGCCGACGCCCTGGAGCCCACGGCGGACGACTGGCTGGCCAAGGCTCGCTTCGCCCTGGCGCGCCTGACCGCGCGCGGCCGCGCGGTGGTGGAGCTGATCTGATGGCCCTGTCCACCTACACCACCGTGCAGGGGGACATGCTGGACCGCATCGCCTGGACGATCTACGGGGACGAGGGCATGGCCGTGGACATCCTGGAAGCCAACCCCCGCCTGTCCGACCACGGGCCGGTTCTACCCATGGGCCTGACGATCACCCTTCCCGCGCGCCGCGAGCCCAAGGCGACGGCGCCCATTACCCTGTGGAGCTGACCCGTGGACCGCATGACCAGCCCCGCCAGCTACGCCGCCGCGTCCGTCGCCGGCCTTTATGGCCTGACCGTCAACGAGTGGGTCGCCGTCGGCGGGCTGTTGCTCGCCCTGCTGACCTTCCTGACCAACGTAGTTTTCAAGTGGCTGCACTACCGCCACGCCGTGGCCCTGGCCGCGACCCAGAAAATGGAGGCTCCGGCCCATGAGTGACCCCGCCGACATCCGATCCCGGGCCATCGCCCGCCTGCTCGCCCGCGAGGGGGGCTACGTGAACCACCCGTCCGACAGTGGCGAGGAGACGAACTGGGGGATCACCGTGGCCGTGGCCCGCGCCGCGGGCTACACGGGCCCCATGCGCGAGATGCCGAGCACCGAGGCCGCGCGGATCTACGCCGACCGGTACTGGTCGCCCCTGGTCCTGGATACGGTCGCGGTCCTGCATGGGGGCGTGGCCGAGACCCTGTTCGACCAGGCGGTGAACATGGGCCTGGGGCAAGCCGTCGAGCATTTGCAACGGGCGCTCAACGCCTTGAATGCGCGCGCGACCCGCTGGCCGGACCTGACCGAGGACGGGCGCATGGGACCCGCGACCCTGGCCGCCCTGCGCGCCCTGTTCACCCAGCGGCCGCCCGTGGTGGCGGGGGCCGTTCTGCGGGAAATGCTGCTGTGCCAGCAGGGGGCGTTTTACCTCGACCTCTCCCGCCGTCGGGAGAAGGACGAGGACTTCGTTTTTGGGTGGTTCACGCGGATCCTCGCCGCGCGGGAGCATGGATGATGGACCTGGGAAGCATCGCCAAGACCGGTATCAAGGCGGCCGTCAACGCCGTGACCGGAGGCCTGGGGGGCGCGATCTGGGACATGGTGGAGGGGGCCTTGCCCGCCGACCTGCCCCCGGACCAGCGGGCCCAGTTGAAAATGGCCCTGGAGCGGGAAATCACCGCCCGCCAGGTCGCGGCGGAGGAGGCCGCGAACGCCGCGGCGAGCGCGGTCACGGCCCGGGCCGCGAGCCTTGAGGGCACGGCCTCGGACCTGGCGGCCCTGCCCATCCTTGGCCGGGTGATCCTGTTCCTGCGGGGAAGCCAGCGGCCCGCCTGGGGGTTCGCGGTGTTGGCCCTGGACTGGCAAGTGTTTTCCGGGGCGTGGTACCTGCCGGAGGCGGGCGCCCTGGCGTCGGCATTCTGGCTGATCAATCTGTTGGTCCTCGGGTTCCTGTTCGGGGAACGGGCCGTCCAGAACGTGCTGCCCGCCGTGTCGGGCCTGCTGGCCGCGCGCAAGGGGGGCGGGGCGTGAAGGCCCTGGCCGACCTGCGCGACTTCCTGTTGGCGTCCCCCGCCCTGCGGATCGGCGCCGATAGCCTGCTGACCTTCGCCGAAAACGGCGCGATGGAGAGCTACCGCGCCGACGGCAACACCGATTTCCGCCTGTCCTACGACGCCCATGTGATCGTGACGGGGTTCGCCCTGGATCCCTGCATTCTGTTCCTGGTGGCGCGGGACTGGCTGGCCGAGCACGCGCCGAACCTGTCGCCCGATGGCGTGAAATTCCATGTGGACATCATCGACCACCAATCGGCTGATATCTCGCTGAAATTTCCCCTGGCCGAGACCATCCAGGTCGCGGTGACCGAGGACGGAACCACCCTGGCGGCCCTGCCCGAGGCGGACGCGCAATCGGACGCCGCGGTCTTGGCGGCCCTGGGGTACGACCCGTGACCACCACCATTGACGACGCCACCCTGAAGGCGGCCCTGGCCGGGGCCCTGGCGGCCCTGTCCCCGGCCGAGCGGGCCAAGATGTTCCGGGCCGTGGCCCGGGACATGGCCAAGGCCAACCGGGCCCGCATGACCAAACAGGTGGGGCCGGACGGCGAGAGATGGGCGCCGCGCAAGCGCGACCGCAACGGCCGGGTGCGCGAGGCCGCGAAAATGATGGTGGGGCTGCGGGCGGCCCGGCGCCTGGCCGCGAAGGGAACCGCCCAGGGCGCCGAGGCCGGATGGACCGGCCGCATGGGCCACCTGGCGCGCGTGCATCACCTGGGCGAAGCCGACCGGGTGACGCGAGGCGGCCCGGTGGTGACCTATGACGCGCGCCCCCTGCTGGGGTGGTCGGTCGAGGATATCGCCGGGGTGCGCGACCGCGTTCTTGCCCGGCTGGCCGGGGGGCGGTAGACTCCCCCGGTCAGACACTGGTGCCGCCCGCGACCAACGGACCACCAGGTCGCCGGATCCGCGAGGACCGGCATTGGAGGGATCGTGGGTACCCGGGGCGGGTCCGGCCAACCCGGGAGGGCCACGACAAGTCCGGTAAAAGGCCGGACAGGGCGGGGCGGAGCCGCCTAATCCTCCGTTTTCCCCAGGATCTTCGCGCGCCGTTCCGCCGGCAGGGCGGCCCAGGCCTTCATCATGGCCGGGGCCCGAAAATAGGCCGCGCGCTCCGCCCAAATCAGATACGAAACATCGAAGCCGCACCCGATGAGAAGGTGGAACATGTCCGGGGATCGCGGCAGGGTTTCAAGCTGCATGATCAAGCGCATGCGTTGGGGGTTGACCCCCGTGGCCTTGGCGAACCCTTGCGGGGTGTCATAGCCCAGCCGCGCGCATTCCTCCGTGAACCGCTCGCGGAGGGTCTTCTTGGGTTCGCCGTAGTCGAGGGCCGCCGGGTCCAGGCCATCCCAGCCCCGGCGCCGAATGCCGGGAAGGACAACCGTGGTCACCCACTTCTTGAGCGCCCGGGCCCCCGGCTTCCTGCTGCGGAAAATCAGGGAGTAGATCCCGGATTCATTCACGAGGGTAATCCGTTGGACCTGCGGCGCGAAGGTCACTGGCCCGGAACCATCGACGGTTTTAAAATCATCAAAAGATCCACCATTGATACCCTCGGCAATGTCTAGGGTATCAATGGTGGCTTTTTCATACGACTCCAACCGTCCGGCGACTTCCCGCGAGTTCTTGATTTCGAGGACGCGGCAGACGTCGGCGAGGACGAACCAGGGCTCGCCGTTCCGGTCCAGCACGCGAACGCCGAGGGCGCCGAAATTGAACAGGTCGATTCCGCTCATTCGGACTCCTCCTTGGGAAGATGCCCATTCGCCTTGAGCCATTCGACCATCACCTTTTCAATCAAGGAGGCCATGGTGCGACGGTCGGCCTTCGCCGCCTTCTCGATCACGTCCTTGAGTTCCGGTTCAACTCTGATCCCGATGCTTGCTGTTCTCGCCACGCTGGAACCCCTCCATCAATGTTGAACGATTTGGATTGACGTACCGCCGTCAAGGAGGGCAGTATTCCACCAACGTTTAACATGGGCAAGAAAACGGGCCGGGGAGAAGGTCGCAACTTCTCGCACCGGCCCTAACCCGAACATAAGGATAGGTCTCATGTCCCAGGCTGACCGTTACCATACCATGGATCGGGCGCGGTTCGACGCCCTTGGCGAACTGGCGCGGGTGGCGAACCGCATTGCCTTCCTGGAAGCCGCCTTCGGCGCGACCCAGTCCCTGGTGGACTTCCAGAACCGCGGAGGGTTCGACGCCGTTTCCGGCCTTGTCGACATCCTGACCGAGACCCGCCAGGCGGCCCAGCGGGCCGAGCGCCATTTGATGGCCCGCGATCCGCTAATTTAGAAACCAATCAAGCCGGGGATTCCCACAATCGCGCGGCCACTCGCGCCATGGTGTAGTTAGCCCGCCCCTTCACGGGGGCGGGCCATTTCTTGCCGGTCATGGCCCTATTCGGCAGGTGGCCCTGCCTATCCGAAATCCGGACCCCCTTTGACCGCGCGGTCAATTTGGGGGTGTAGCAATTTGGGGGCCACCGTGTCAGAGCAATTTTTCCCAGGAAATCCCACCCGTTTGCTGGAACCGCCGTCCGGAGCGCCCCGGGAGGGGCGCCAGGGTGACGCACCCGGCAAGGCGTTTTGCAACGCCCTGGCCGACCTGGACCGGGTCGCCGACCGCCTGTCGCTGGTGGAACTGGTCATCGAGTCCGCGCCAGACCTGCGGCCTGGCGGGTCCTACCGCCCGGCCGCCGGGCTGCTGGACCTGCTGGCCGACTGCCGCCAGACCGTCGCCCGGGCGCGGGAGGCCCTGGCGCGGGGATAGACCCTTTCCGGTTGCCTAGCCCTGGGCAACCGGCCCGGGGATGGTGCGTCGCGCCGCGCGCGTCATGCTCTCGGAATGGACATCACCACTTCGGACCTCACGCGGCGTATTGAAAACGTGGTCGGCCTGGGCACCATTTCCCAGGTCGACCACGCCTCTTTCCGGGTGCGCGTCGACATCAACGGCCGGGAAACCGGCTGGCTGCCCGTGCCTGGGCAAATCGGCGCGAATTTCCGCCAGTGGCGCCCCCTGCGCGAGGGTACGCAAGTCCTTCTGGCCTGCCCGTCCGGCGACGTGGCGAACGCCATCATCGTGCAAATCCTGTACTCCAACAGCCTGCCGCCCCCGTCG